CGTCGCGGCCGTCCAGGATGATTTTGCCTTTGAAGCTGGTGACGCGCGCGCCGTCGATGACGGTGCGGGTAGTAGCAAGCGTTTTGTAGCTGATGGTGAGGTCGTCACCTTCTGCCGCCGCGGTTTCGTCGGTGATTTTGAGCATTCCGATTTCGGCGTTGAGCTCGTATTTGCCCGCCGGGATAGCGGTGCCGCCTTTTTTGACCTCAATGGTCGTGGGGTCGATGTCGTGGTTTTTCAGGGCGTGGTAGCCGTCGAGGCGCGCCTTGGCAGGCTCGTCGGCGATGGTTTGTACGGTGCTGGTCTGCGTTGCCGCCCTGCCCATCATCGCCATGCCCCATGTCAGCGGTTGGAAGGTATCCGTTTCAAAGGTGACCTCTGCCGGTTTGGGGATGGTGATGCTGTCCAGCACCGCGCCGCTGTCGTGTTTGCGATGACTGATGCGGGTTTTGGTTTCGGAGGAGAGCGCTATTTTTACGGAGAGCGGGTTGCCGAGGTAGAAGGCCGCGGAATCGTCGCCTTCCGGGATGAAGTAGGGGTTGCCGGTGCCGATAAAGCCGCGGTCGTTGGTGATACTGTTGAGGTTGCTCATGGGGTGTCCTGGTTGAGATGGATAACGTCAATGGCGAAGGAAAGGGGGTAAAACGCCCAGCCGTGGCGGTAAAAGGCGCTGTCAGCAGCCGTGAGGGTGAAGCGTTTGCCGTAGCCGGGGGTGGTGTTGAGCGCACCCTCGTCGATGCGCAGCCCCTCGACGTGGCTCATGATGGCGGCGAGTACCTCGCCTGCCTCGTCCATGCCCGAGCCTGCGCCGCTGCGCGCCGGGCGGTTGTTCTGCACAGCGAGGATGACGGTGTAGTGCTGCGTCATTTTGTGGTTGCGCCCCTGCACGCTGACGTCGCTGTATTTGTCGAAGGCGACGTAAGCGCCCATGTGCTGCGCGGGCTGGTTGTCCAATACCTGCTCTAGCTCGTAATGCTGGCCGACGTAGCGCAGGACGCCGCGCTCAACCAGCTTTTGCAGGTGCGCCGTAAGTGCTTTGCGCGGTGCGAACAGGTCTGCCATCAGTAGCCTCGTAGTTGCGCGTCGGTGAAGACGGCGGCGGGCGCGGCGGTCTGCGCGCTGCCATAGCCGGGGTTGTTTTTGACCGCCGCCCGCCCAGTAATCAGGCGGTTGAAATAGGCGTGGCGACTGTCGTTGAGCTGTTTGATGACGGATTTTTCGTCCAGTTGCTCACACAATCTGAATAGCGCCATGTCCATGCAGGCGGCGTGCAGGGTTTGCTGTGGCAGTTGCAGACCGGGCAGCAGGGCGAGATAGCCGTCGATGTCGCCCGATGCCAGCGTGATTGCCTGCTCGGTGCGCGCTTTGAGCGCGGCGAGGGTGTCCTCGTAACCGGGGGCGGCGTTGCCCGTCTCAAAATAGTCGAGCGTCGCCGCTGGCGCGGGCAAGGCGCCGTAGTCGTTGCCCGCCAGTTGGGTGATGAGGTTGGCGCGGTTGGCGTGGGCGATGAGGTCGCGCGCGGTGCAGTAGTTCACGGCTGCGCCTCGGCTTCGCCTTCCGGCGGGGCGTCTTCTGCCGCTGCCGCCGGGGTTTCTGCGGCGGGTTCTTCGGCAGCAGGCGCTGGAGGTTCTGTGACGACTTCTTCAGCGGCGGCAGGCGGTGTAGCGAGCAGCGCCCAGGCGGCATCAAGGTCTGCTTGTGTCAGGTCTTCGTCGCGGATGCTGAGGGCAATGCCGTCCTCAGTTTCGCTGCCGTCCACCTGCTCGCGCAGTAACTCCAGCGCCTTTTTCAGCCCCGGTTTCCGCTTGAGGTCAAGCGGCGCGAGCAGGTCGGCGACGGTTTGCGCATCAAGGGCAAGCCAGCCTTGTGCGGGGGTGTCGGCGGCGCGCTCGATAACGCCTGCGGCGAGTAGCGGCGCAGCTTCGACTAATGTCAGTTCTACCACAGCAGGCGGCTCGATGCGCTTGCCGCCGTGGCGGATGGGAGAGCGGAGGCGGTATTTCATCGCGGGCGCTCCTTATTTGATGGCCGCGGTGTTGGTGAAAAGGAAGCCTGCGCCGGGGCTGGTGACGACCGCCTGATCGGCAAAATGTACCGGGTAATGCCAAGAGCGGTCGCTGTTCTCGAAATAGCCTTTTTCGACGCGCGGCAGGCCGCTGAGCACGTAGTTGTAGCCAAAGCTCGGCTCTTCCATATTGCGTGCCCCAGCCGGTGCGACGTAGGCAAGGATGGTGTTGTTGCCCCACAGCTCGCTGAAATCGGCATTGAGGTCGGCAACGGAGACTGCCTTGGCGACGACCAGGTTCTCGATGTCGAAATAGTTGGCGAGCATCGCGCTGGTGATGCTGTCTTTGCCGCTGTATTTGAATTGCTCGATGATTTTCGGGTGGCGTTTGAGCGCCTCGTAGGCATAGACGTCCAGATGCAAGACGTTCGGGTATTGGCCGGTGCTTTTGCGGATTTTCAGCTTGGCGTCGTTGATGGCTTCGAGCGGGTTGGAGGCGGCGTTGTCCCATTGGTCGGTGCCAGAGAGTGCTTCGGTGTGGCCGGTGGCATAGGCGCTCGTGCTGGTCGCGAGTTTTGCCTTGTTCGCCTCGCCTTCAAGGCGCATTTTTTTCATGACGGTATTGACCGCGCGGGTTTGCAGGTTGACGCCCGGCACTTTGGCGCTCTCCTCCAAAAATTCTTCGGCGACTTTGCCTTCAAGCAGGCGGTTTTCCAGCGCGTAGCTTTCGCTGCTGTAGGCGACGCTGATGTTGCGCACGGTCTCGCCGGGGGCGCGCACCGTGTTGGTCACGATATACGCCTCCTTGCCGAATTTGAGAATTTTGCCGCCCATGAGTGGCACGTTTACGTCCGGGAAGAGGTGCTGGCCGGTAAATTGCTGCTCAAGGTTGTAGCCGAGGACGACTTTGGTGAGGACGGTATCGACGACGCGCAGCGCGTTGCGGATGGATTGAGGCATGGTGGCTCCTTATTTCAAGAGGATTTCGACGGTTTTCGGGCTGGTGATTTCGACCACCGTCGCAAAGGCTTCGGCGGCGCTGCCCGCTTTTTCGATGGCGCCTGCGTTGGCCTTGACGCCATCGCCAACGGCGAGGCCGGTGCCGGGGACGTCTTCAAGGCCGATGACGGTAAGGGCAATGGTGTCGCCCGTCTTGCCGTCGTACTGGGCGACGCCTGCGGGCTCTTTGCTGCCGGTGGTGGCGGGCTCGCCGCTCCAGCTGACGATTTGCCCGGCCTTGACGTCGGCGGTGAGGGTCACTTTTTTCGCAAGGATGGTGTGCTGTGGCATGGGTTACTCCGTAATTTGTGCTGCGGCTTCGGCGTAGCTGATGCCGTGCTGCTCGGCAAAGCTCTGGATTTTGGCGTCGAGTGCGGCGCGGGCGGCGTCGTCATCGGTTCCGCCCGGCAGTTGCGGCTTGGCAGCGGTATTGGGGTCGGCGGCGGTGTGCTCGGCAAAATCGACCGTGACCGGCAAGCGTTGCAAGAGCGCGCGCAGGCTGTCAGCGGCGGGTTTTTGCGTCAATTTGCCGCCTTCGGCAAAGTCATAGGTCGCGGTCTTGTCCATGCCGCGCAGGATGGCGATGACGGCAGGCTTTTCGCCCGGCAGCACCTTGCCAGCCTTGACCAAGCCCTCGGCAAAGTCGGCGGCTTCGGCTTCTTCGCGCGCCGCTTCTTCAGCGGCGAGCGCGTCTTCGCGTTTTTTCAGTTCGGCCTCGCGTGCGGCCAGCGCCTTTTCGCGCTCGGCCAGTTCGGCTTCTTTGGCTTCAAGTTCGGTTTTGTCCATCGGGTTCTCCGGTTGCGGGGGTTCGGGGGTGGGTTCGTCAAAGTCGTAGGTGGGTGGCGGTTCGCCTGCGTCGGCAAAATCCGCCAACCCCTTGACGGCGGGCGGCTGCGCGCCGAGAAAGCCGACGTGGCGCAGATAGGGGCGGTCGGGAGTGGGGTTGCTGGGATGACCGGGCGGATAAAAGGAGGCGGAGCGCTTCTTAAAACGGCCGGCCTTGAGCAGGCCGGCAAAACCCTCATCCACCTGGCTGAAGTTGGCGTAGAGGACGCCGTCGGCGTCGTTGAATGCAAGGGATTGCACCCAGCCGTAAGCGGGGGCGTTGTCGGCGGGATGGCCGATGACGGCGGGCGCTTCGTGCAGGGCGGGCTGGTAGCTCTCGGCAATGGCGCGCAGGTAGTCCGGGGTGGCGTCAAGGACGTTGCCGTGGCTGTCTGTGTGCTGGCCGGTTTTGAAGATGGCGATGTGGTTCATGCCGCCATTGTCCGCGCGCGCGGCGGCGGCGACGATTAGACTGGTTTGGGATTTTTGGGAGTGGTTTATCCACCCCGGAGGTATGCGGGCAAACCCCACCCCTGCCCCTCCCCCACGGGGGGAGGGGGAATATTCGGGCGCGGAGGTTTTTACGGCGTTTGCTAAATGCCCTCGCGGGCGTTTCGGTGGTTAAGGCGGGCAAGCGGTTGGCTTATCGCTTGCAGGGGCGGAAATCGCGTTTTAGACGGGTTACGGTTGTCGCGCGGCGAAAGCGTCCTCGATAATCTCAAGGATGGCGGCGACGTCGTCGTCAGAGACGCCGAGGTAGGGGCGCGCGGGGATAGTGGCCTTGTGCTCCCACCCTGCCTGCCCGCCGAATTGATGGATGGAGGAATAGACGCGGTTGCTGCCGATGGCGACGGAGACGTCGGTCGCCTGATAGCGCAGGGTGTCGCGCAGATAGCCGCGCAGCTTGAGGATGCGGTCGTGCCCGTGAAAGGCACGCTTCCAGGCGGCATACTCGGCATTGAGCGGCGCCCACGGACGGCCGTCCGGGTCGGTCTGGCTGTCGAAACGTGCGTCGGTGGAGAGCAGCAGCTCCTCGCCGATAGCGGTAAATACCGCCTTGTTCAAAAAACCGGCAGCGGCGAGGCGTTCGAGGTAGGCGATAACGCGCGGGTCATCAAAGGTTAGGGCTGGCATGGTTGTTTTGCGCTATACTTGGCTGACAGCTGCGGGGGTTTCCTACTGGAAAGGTTGG